ATTATTTAATAATTCTTTAATCTCTAATAAGTCTATTGTTTTTGAATACTTTTTTAATGTTTCCTTGTCTGCTCTGTTAAACATAATCCAATTTAATCTTGTCTTTATTTCGCGCTCCTTTTCTCTGTCGTGTATTGATTTGGCTAATGGAAGTATGCACCATTTCTCGTTGACCTGCCGGCCGGCAAAGATAAAATTGTGGTGATATTCAATTTTCTCTTGTATTTGTGTCCGGCCGGTAATACAACATCGTTTATACCAATCGTCATTCTCTAATTCTTTCCTTAATTTTTGCGGTATCGCTCTCATTAGTTCGACCACTTAGTTATCAGCCTGCCCTGTTTATCTCTAAACGAGCCAGCTAATATCATAATCCAATCAATGATTGTCCATAGTCCGAATCCTCCGAGCGTGAACATCATTAATATCCCGGTGCCGACCTTTCCGACATAAAATCTATGTATGCCAAGCCCTCCGAAAAATGTGCATAGCAGAAATGCTATGATCCTTAATTTTGGTGATATGTTTTTTTGCATGTTTTTTTATTTAATTTATTTTTACCAAACTCTAATTTCCACTTTTTATAAGCAACTTTTAATAATCTTGATTCTCTATCTAATGTTTTAATTCTGTCTTTCAATTCATAAAAATTATCGTCACTATCGTATCTGTTATTCCATATCCTAATGCTATCCTTAAAAATTGTTATCTCCTCTTTTTCGGACATAAAGGCGGTTTTCCATTTTATATTTTTCTCGTCATCAAAGAAACTTTTTACTTTTATCATAGTCATAATAATTCCTCCTCGCATATCTTGCCTATTCCCTCCCACGCTTTTTTTATTCTCACTTCCATTTTTAGGATGTCTGCCAATGTTCGGCTCGTCTTGAACCTATAAATGTCGCCTGTGAGTTCCATATTGCCGTCTGGTAGCTCCTTTGATAGCGCATGCGCCAATTCTATGTCTTTCGGTATTGCTCCTGTCAGCGCCCTGATTATCACGCAATACATAGTAATCTGTCCGTGGTTGTCTACCTGTTTTTGGGTCCAGCGTATCTTTCCTGTTTTGTGTTCTTTAAACGCGCTTAAATCTTTTTTGGCTGTGTCTGCTTTTCCGTATAGTGGTATCTCCAGTTTCCCGAGTTTGAGCGTTGCTTCGAGTATCGCCTCCTTAATTTCAAACTTCGGCATTTGCGACACGACAAGGTCTTTGATTGGATCGCCCGTCGTTTCCCCTGTTTCAATGGCGATGGCTATTTCTTTGCCAAGCGCCATCCCTCGATTAATTGGCATTGCTTTTCCGTCAAGATAAAGTAATTTATACCTCTCCGGCGAGCTTTCAAAAAGCGTTAGCTGGCTCCAACTAAGATATGGCCTTGGTCTTATCATGTAATAATTCTTTTAACCTGTCGTTAACTGCTTTGATTAATTCCTTTTTCTGCGTTGCGGTGTATTTTGATTTGTCGACCTTTGTTTTGTAATCCTTAAGCCCTTTCATGTCCTTAGCCTTGCCTACCATCATTTTCGCTTTTTGATAGGCGCTTTCAATCTGCTTTTGAGGATCTGCCGCCGCTCCTCCTTGGTCCATTTCCTCCGGCGCGTATAATCCTGATAATAGTTTTGGGAATGCTTTGCGCAATGCTAACGCTTCCGCGCATTTCCCAAGCTGATTGAATGGCATTTTGCGCCACATATATCCTTGCTTGTCGCCCGGGTAATATTCTTTCCACCTCGCTGTCGCAGTGAATGGATATCTCTCTCCGTTACTCATCAACTTATAAACTGAAACTGTCGCCGAGCCGGGCACCATGATTGTTTCTTTATTCAGCGTTTCCTCATGCTCGTCTTTGTATACCGCGTCATCCGAGCCTGCGTAGCTGTTTGACATTTCTGCGATTGATCTAAATCCGTCTATTCCGACTTGAATAACTCCGACCTCTTTGCCGAGCTTTGAGTCCCATCTCTTTACAAAGTGAACTTGCCTAATAAATGGGTCCAGCTTGGCGTTTCTGCATACGGTAATAAATAGTTTTAGCTCGTCGTCCGTGGCTCCTTTTGCCACCTGCGTTTTAATTAATTCTACCTGCGCCCTGGTTAATTTGTCGAATGGATTTCCTGCGTCGTCGTGTACGATTACTTTCTGAATCATCTCCACATCCTTTTTCTCTTTTACTGTTAGCTCCTTTTCCTCTCCCTCGAGCACTTCAACTTTCGACTCCTCTTTTTCAACCTCTTTCCCTTTTGGTTTGATTGCCTTGTTTTTAGGCGAGGTTTTAATCATTTTATTTTTTGGTGATTTTCTCATGTGATTGTTTGTTTAATTTACTACGCCCAAAAATATTGTATGGTGATTTTGATACCATTTGTTTATTTCTGAACATTTTAATAAATACTATTATATTGCCATCGACCCTGACAAATACATCATCTGCTTTTTCTAAATTATAATGCATTAAATGTCCGACTCCTATTCTCGTTTTGAATTTATTCTCAACCAACAAATCAAATTCAACAGCTGTCACTTCTGAAAAATCTTTGACGCTATATCCAAACCTCCAAAGTTTTCTTTTTACTATTTCGATTGCTTCTTTTCTTTTCATAATTGTATTATAAATGTTTTCTAATTTGTCCGCAAGTGGATAACTATTTTATCCTTTCATTCATTCGCCTAATAAAATCAGGCAATATGCTTTTAATCTGAACCCTGTCTTTGGTTCCGTCAATTACCTCGCTGACCATTTGCTTTTTCTTGGCCAGCAATTCTATGATATCCATTTCAATCGTATCCTGCGTTACATAATAATGGACATTGACCATTCTGTTCTGGCCTATTCTGTGCGCCCTGTCCTCTGCCTGTGAGTGTACTTCAGGCGTCCAATCCATATCAGCAAACATCACAACGCTCGCCTCTGTCAGCGTGATCCCGACTCCTCCTGCTTTAATGTTTGCTATGAATACTTTTACTCTCTCGTCTTTTTGGAACGCGTCAACCGCTTTTTGCCGGTCAGGCTGTTTTGTCGCTCCCGATAAAACCACGACTTCAATCAATTCTAATTTCGGCTTTCCGTATTCAGTCTTTCCAAAGTCATATTTAATTTTTTTCATTCCTGCTTTTATTCTTTCGAGCGTATCAACATACTGCGTAAACACGATAACTTTTTCTCCTTGCTCGATTGCGTTTTTCGCGTCCTCTACTATTTTTTCAATTTTCATTTTTGAGCAAACCTGTTTTAATTTCTGCACTTCAACCAGCTGTCTTGTCGCAATAATATTTTTCAAATTCTCTGGTGGATTCAGTTTGAGGTATTCCATATAAGAGTCCCAGGCGTTATCGTATATTCTCCTTTGCGCCGGTGTCATTTTAACTTCGATGACATCGATTACTTTTGCCGGTAAATTCAATACTTTATTTTTTTTGCGCCTAACCATATATCCCATTAATGATTTTCTTAAATACCCAAGGTTTGTCGCGCCACTCTCGTCCCAAAATCTAATTGGATATTTTCTCCACATCGTCGGCGGAATAACTCTTAAATATCCTCCACAAAACATTTTTGAATATTGAGTCCGCGCGGCCTTTACTTCAGTCATCGGATGTTTAATCGCTACCAATAAATTCCACAGTTCGATTGGCCTGTTAAGCAGAGGCGTTCCGGTAAGGCAGAATATCATTTTTGCGTTTTTTGTTATTTCAAGCGTTGCCTTAGCGCGTATGCTTCGGCCCTTAATATAATGCGCTTCATCGAGAATGATATTTTCTATCTCTCCGCTCTCAATCATTGGTATCAGCCATTCTTTATGGCTGGCTATTATATCGTAATTAATAACAATCCATTTGCTCAATATTTCTGTGTCGTTTATTTTGCGTCCATTAATTATAAAGACATCGTCCTCAGGACAATCCATTTGGATTTCTCTTTGCCAGTTAATCTTAAGGCTGGCCGGGCAGACAACCAATGTCTTTGCCCGGCTGTCCTCTACGGCTCTAATCGCTTGGAGTGTCTTGCCAAGTCCCATTTCGTCGGCCAGTATTGCGCGTTTCTTTTTCTTGAGGAATTTAATTCCTATTTTTTGGTGCTCAAATAGTTTCATTATTTCTCGTCCTCACAAATAACACCGTCCATTTTCGCCATTCGGATTGCGTCTTTAATTGTGTACATTCCACTACCGACATAAACCACACCATCTTTTGTCCAGGTGTGCCTGCGCATTCCTTTCATGATTCCGCGCTTGACTCCTAAGTCGTAGGCTTTTTCTACTTCCTCTTTCATTACTTCAGCCATTTTTTCTTTGAAATAATCAATAACTTTTTCTTCGCTATTTTCTATTATACTTTGTGACATGTTTTTTGTAGTACCCCTCGCCTGTATGGCTTCGAGGATTTTTAAATATCCTTGCTAATTCTCGACCTATGTATTTGCGGAATAGCTGTTGCCGGCCATTCCATCGATGTGTGATAATTGTTCCGACCGTATCTGTCGTATACCAATAATCCAGGATGTCATCGATTCTTCTCTTAAATCTAACCATGCCATTTTCGGGCCGGTATTCTATCTCGCGCCAATTATATTTATTTGCCAGTTGCCTCGCTATCTTCAGTCTTTGATTCTGTTTTGCCGTCCTCAATTCCTCGGTTGTAGCTGTCTTGTAGTTTGCTCTCATAATGTTTGAATACCGACTCGGCAAATTTCACCATGGCTTTTCCTTTAATGCCATTTTTAATCATTAAGTCTGTAATGAAGCTATCGAGTATTATCCCTGTGCCGCCGCAAACATCACACATTTTTTTTGCGGCCGTCGACTCTTTATTGTTTTCGACAAGCCCTGTCCCTCCGCATTTCGCGCATTGAATTGTTCGATTTAATAATTCTTTGGTGTCCATATTTAGAATGGTATTTTACTTACATCTACTTCTTCATCCTCGTCGACCACGGGGATTTCATCGTTCGTTACAGGCGCCACAGTTTTTTGCGGCTCCGTCTGCTCTCCTTGATTTGCTCTTGACTTCTGGCCAAACTCAAACCTTTCAGCAATAATATCGGTCTTGTATCTTTTCTGTCCTGTTTTCTTATCCTCCCAGGAGCTGGTTTTCAATCTGCCTATAATGTATATCTCGTCGCCTTTTTTGAAATATTCGGTAATCACTTCCGCCGTCCTGCCGAATGCCGTTACATTGTGGAATTCCGTTTCCTCTTGTTTTTGACCTTGCTTGTCTTTCCAACTCCGATTGGTTGCTACCGAGAACGATAACACTATTAATCCTCCCTGTGTCGTTCTCGATTCGGGCGTTTTTGTTAACCGCCCGCAAACTTGTACTAAATTAATATTCATGATTTATTTGGAGATTGTTAATTCTCTATTAATTAATATTTTCTCGTACGCTTCGACCTTTCCTGTGAGGCGTGATTCCTCACGCGCGTCGGTTACTGGTTTCTCAACGGTTTTTGCCTCGTCAATTTTCAGCTCGTAATCAACATGCTATGTTATAATGAAATATTTCGCAATCTTTTTGATAAATAATATCAAATCATTTGTATCTTTCATATTACCAGCTTTTGCAATATAAAATTTTTCCATTTCATCGCCACCGTGTTTCATTAAGAATGCCGCAAATTCCACGTTCTTGCTATCCCATTTAACCCAAATCGTTTTGTCGTCCTCTGTGTAAAACACCAACCCCTCCTCTGGCTCCCACTTCTTATTAACGCTACCGTTAATGTGATTGATTAATTCTTGTCTTGTTAACATAAATTTATTTAATTATTTTATTCGTATATTTTAACTTGCATTCCGACCGTTCCCCATCTTTTCGCTTCTACTTTCGAGGCCATCCAAATATCAAAGTAATTTTTATCCCTATAATATTCAGCCATTCTATCCTCGCAGGTATATATTTTTCCTTTTATTTCGACCTTTACTCCAAATTCTATAAATTCTGGACAGGCGATTGCTCCGTCGTATACTTTGTTGCCGCTCGCCATTGTGTATGGATCCGCGTCTGTTTGATTCTCCTCTGAATTATAAGCGAATATTGTCGCATATATTTCCCTGTACTTTGGTTCGATTGTTTCAACCGCCGCTACCGTTTTTTGTATCGGCGCGTCAACTTCAATTCCTGCCTGTTCGCATTGAGCCGCCTGAAGCCTGGTTAAATAAAAATCGGGATATTCCTCTGCCCATCCTTGCCATTTTATACAATCTACTTTTCGTTGCTTTTCCGCTCCTACGCCGAGCATAAACATAAATCCTACCGTCCAAATTAATATTGTGATTATTATTTTTCCCATATTATCTAATTGACATTTGACTAACTTGCCGCACTTCGACTCCCGGAACATTCGCTCCGGCCAGCGCGGCCTTTTTTGCTCTTGCTTCGTTCAGGTCCCAGTATTCGTGAGGCACTTTTTCTGGGTCTGTAATAAACGCTTTCGGGACCATTGCTCTTTGGATTTGCGCGCTCCCCGTGTTAATGCTTTTTTTCTCCTCGCCTAATTCCTCCATTTTTCTGACTGCGGTTTCTTCTTTGATGTTTCCTTTTTCTGCGCGCTTTGCGATTGCCTCCTCTTTCGCTCTGCGTTCATTCTCTACCTTTGTCATATAAGTATCGGCCTTAATTTTTAATTGTCTTTCTGCTTCAGCACATAGTTTTTCGTATGGCAAATATTTCGCTCGCGCTTCGTTAATGATTTGCTGGGCCGGATGTGTGTATTTTTCTTTTTCAGCTTTAACAAATTTTCCAAGCATTTTAATGCTTTTAATTTTGTCCGTCACCGCTTTGAGTTCTGGCTCTGTGGTTACCTGTGTGTCGTCAACCATTTTCTGCATCTCCTCCGATTTGGTTTTAATTTCTACGAGGTTATCCTCTACTTTAGTTATCTCTTTTGTTTTTGTCATAATGTGATTGTTTAATTCTTTGCGCTTCCATTCTTTGCGCTATTGCTTTTGCTTTACCCGAATAATATTTCAAAAAACTACGCCAAAATTTTTTACTAAATAAAATTTTCATAGCTTCTTTAATCATATTTGTGATTGTTTAATTTATTTGTGATTGTTTCTTCGACCTTTACTATCTTTATTATAAATGTTTTCTAATTCATTGCAAGGCTTTTATTGTGGATAACTTTTCAATCTAAAAATCTAAAAAATCAAAATCCTCTTGTTGTATTCTTTTGTTGTATTCTCTGTATATAGAAGGAGTGTCCGAATGGTGCAAACTAAATGCCCCAATAATCCAACCTCAATGCCCTAAAAGTGCAACCTAATTGTGTAAGATAAAAAAATTTAATTTCTCACTCTGCCGTATGATAGAGGTTTTCTTTTCATTGAATTAATGTAATCTTCAACCGCTTTTATTATTTTTTTATGATACAATCTCTGGCTTCCAATCATCACTACTTCGATGTTATATCTGGCTGCCGCGTTGTTTATTATTCGGCCGTCTACGCTAATGATTTTTTTAATGTCTGTTTTATTAATAAGCCCGGTATGTTTTCTATCTATCATTCTATTATATTTCGGCCTACATTTTAAGATTAATTGAGATTCTAATTTATCCATTTCTTTGTATCCTCCACACTTAATATAAAAAGCCCTGGTGAATTGCATTGCGTATTTGTGCGCTACTATCCTGCCCATTAAATTAACTTTACTTTTACCTACATACAAAATTTCTCCGTCGTCATTTGTTAAAAGATATACGCCAACCTTGTTTGGCATTTTAATTTCTTCTACTCCTTTTATTTTTATTATGTTCATTTGTTTTTCCTTTCTTTATTAAGTTATGCCTTGAGTATATCTCACTTACACAATCGCGTCAAGCTAACTTATCCACAAACCAAAAACCTGCCAGAATGCAGGTGTTTTGGTGGTCGTTTTTGCTTTGCCCAATCACGAAACAAAGCTATTTTATTGTAGCATTATTTGCCTGCGTATGGAAGTTTTTGATCTCCTTTATGCGCAAAATAAAAGGCGAATGCCATGCTCGCTAATACCATAAAATCTTTTGATTCAAGCTTCCCTAAATAAAAACAAACGCAGGCTGTGACCGCCAACATAATAAAAACTATCTTTGAAGCTGATTGTAAAACTTTCATTTTAATATCTCCTTATTCATTTTTTTTTATTAATTCTATTAATGTTTCAGCCCAATTTTTCTTTGACTGAATCGCGACCTTTAATTCGTGAATAACTTTTTTCGCTCTTGCTAATTTAATATTTAATTTATTATTTTTCTGTTTAAGTAATCCATTTTCTTGCGTTAATTCTTGTACTAATTCCGCCTCGTTGTATCCGTTTATTTTCCTTATCGTTTTAATAAATGTCAAGAGGTGCGTTCCTGGGCAAGCCGTTTGCGCTCCGCTAACTTCTTTATGGCCAAGAATGTTTTCTGTCGGAATTTTATAAATCTTTTTTAGCTGGTCTACGATTCCTCTCAATGTCGCGAGCTGTTTTTCGGTTGGATGTTCTATTTGAAAATTGCCGGTCAATGCTATTCCCAATGATTTATAATTCATTCTATCCGCCCTGCAGTGCGCTCCTATAACATTCTGCGGTCTGCTTTCATGCAAAATTCCATCGGCTGTGATCACCCAATTATAGGAATTTTTGAGCGACGCAAACTTAGTCCTATCTCTCGATGTTCCGGTGTGGTGGATTATAATATATTGAATTTGTTTTGGCATTTTATTTTTCGCGCTCTTCTAATATTGTTAAAACTCTAACCATATCCTGTTTAATCTGGCTAATATCATTCTCGATATGCGCTATGTGATTTTCCTTAATTAATTTTAAATCGTCGGTGTTGTTTTTTATAACTTCGTCAATTTGGCTATGCCTCATTTTGCATGTCGCTTTGATTTGTTTTATTTCGTATTTCGCCTTAACATCGGGGTCACGAAAAAACTTATAAATCGCAAACATTATCCCCACGAATGTTAGTATTGAAATCACAAATTGTGTATTTTCGTATGTTATCATAGTTCTATTTCTATTCTTGATTTGAGCCAGGCGACTTTTTGTTTTTGTCCTGGCGTAATTTTTTGTTTGAGTATGTCATCGCAAAGCCGAGCTATTCCATTTTTGAAATTACTATATGTTTTTTTCGGAAGTTTTGAAGCAAGCTCCGGTCTGGTGTCGGGTTTCTTGATTGCTTCTTTGATTCTGTCTATCGCTTTTTGGTGCATATTATCTGTAAAAATAACAAGTTCCACTACAACTCCAACTACTATTTGCCGCTGGAGATGACACTGATAATGTGATAGTATCTCCTGATAAAGATATCGTTACGGTTTTATTATTAGTGCTAAAAGCTGTTGCTTGATTACCACTAGTACAACCCTTTCTTGCTATTGTTCTTTGAATACCAATTGACCCCATATCCGTAGCACTCCCAGTGGCTACACAAATCGCAAATCTGGCATTTGCTGGCATTGCAGCAGTTCCACTCCAAGAAGTTGTGGTTCCGCTACCACTAAAAGCCGCACTTCCCATATACTCAAAATCCCCCATCATTATTAAAATCTGCGTTGCGGATATTGCTACCCCGACTAAAACTTCATAAGTTCCCATTGCCGTTCCGATCGTCTTGTCATCCTGAACATAATATTTTTTTCCAATATCCAATCCAGTAAATCCTGAAACTATTCCGTTGTTCTGAATTTGAATAGGATTTCCGTCCGTACTATTTGAAATAGCAAATCCGACAAATTCTAATTTTGTTTGATCATCCCCGTCGCAAGCATAAACTTCGTTTGTAGCGTCATCAATATAAATAGCCACAGGAAGCGTCGCTCCATTGATTGTTTCTCCGGCATTTAAATCTACAACATATCCGGCGTCGCGAAGTTTATTCACTTCTGTAGCGCTTAATTCTTCGCCTGCTGTTTTGTCCTCTGGTATTGTTGTCATAATTTTATGCGTTCGCTAAAGTAAGCGTCCAATCTATTGTTAGCTTTTGAGTATTGGTTTTTGTTATGTCTATATTCACATGGCTAATTAAAATCCCCGTGTCGGCTCCCGCGGCTCCGTCGCTGAATATCCCAGCCTCTTTAAATATTCCAGTTACTTCTGTCTGATTAAAAAATGCGGTTGCGTAGGCAATGTTTGCCGAATTTGTCATGGAGGCGATTGCGTTTCTATATGTTTCGGTCCCGAGCGTGGTATCTCCAATTGCCACCGCCGTATCATCGCTCCCCAACGCGGCGTAATTTATCAGCATATCGTTGTCTGGTGTCGGGTCTGTTAGGTTGTTTGTGATGAGCGTAAAGGCGGCCGTCGTTATTATATTGTGATAATACTTCACGGTCTTTTTTCCAGTCAGAACATCCTCAAGCGTAAATCTATAAACGCCAATCGCGCCGGCTCTTTCGCCGACTTGTTTTTTTATTTGTTTTACTTTGTTTAGAAATTTTTTATCTATCATATTTTTATTATAGCATAAATTAAGCCAATGGCGAACCGTCAAGAATGAAAACTCTCTTCACTCCTACGGGCAGTTGCGGCCCCAACACGAATTCAACGGCATAATCAAGCGCTTGTACTGTCAAATCTTCCGTTATTTCCAAATTCTCAGCCTGTGGATAGTCGTCGGTGTTTATACTGGTTGCGTCGCCTATTTCTATATCCTCTGTCGGAAATACGGTTTTCTCAAGAACAACATCTCCTTTTTCCTCAATCAATTTATCGCCTGCTTTTAATAGTCCGATTAAAAAGTCAATGATTCCGACGGTTCTTAGCGTGGCCAGTTTAACCGTGTATGTGAATCTTTCCTTGGTCACCATTTGAAATCCAACGCTTTGAATTAGAAAATCCTCGTTAACATCGAGCAATGTTGAATTGATATTTATAATCATTCCGCTTCTCAATCCGCTTTCGTATGTTTGGAATCCTCCCTCGTTGACTCCGTTTTGATAGGCTTCTATTTCTGCTTTGGCATAACTTATAGCTTCCTCTCTTGCTTTAATAGTTTTGTCTATTTTGGCAAATTCAAAAACTCCGTATTGAGCAATTGATGTTGGCTCCTCTACTTGAACGACTAAATTATAAAGAGGTATTCCCGCGATTTCCACATTGTCGCTTCCCGCGCCTGGCACGGTGCCAGCTTTAAATCTTATATATTTTTGGTTAAAATCCCAGAAACAATCAAAATCATCCTCGTTGTCCAGGAAGTCTATCCCGACAGTTTGAGGCGTTCCTCCTACTTCAACGCTCGGCTTTGAGCCGAATTTGTTAGCTGTTCTAAATAATAGTTTTGAGCCGTCGCCATCAAAGTATTCTGTCCTGGCGCTTCCCTCTATTTCTCCTCCTTTTATAAAAACTCTATTTCGGATTTGCGACAAGTCGTTCTCTATTAAAAGCGTTGCTGGTATATGGTTTCCGTCACCGTCCGCAATATTGAAACCTGCTGGATTTTTATTCTTTTCAAAAAAATGAATGTCCTTGTCGTAATCCACATACCAACTATATCCTGTTAAATCAGCCAGCTTCTGAAGCGCGTCCGTGACTGTTATTCTATCAAATGTTACTTTCGTAATTGTTAAGGCGCAATCCACATTCGTGTCCGTAAACGAGCCGTCTGTAAAATTTGTCAATATATCATCAATAATATAATTAACGGTCTTGTCATCGTATCCCTCTATTACAAGCTGTCTATCGAGGTCGTATGAATAATCCTTAGCTCTTACGCGATATCTGACTTTTCTATCTGATTCGATTATTTTTTGAACGCTATGGATTTTCCCGGCGAATATTTTTGTCGCTCCGTCAAGCATTTCCACTTCGCTATTCGGCGCCGGTCGGAATAATTGTCCTGAGTGATACACAATATCAAATTCTAAAGTATCCGTCTTTTGGTTAATGACATCTTTTTTCTGAACCGAGCCAAATTCTATAATGCTCGATTTGTCTACGCTGTCAATTTTTATCGTGATCATAATTTCACTGTGTCTTTAAGGCTTCTCATTATTTGGTTTCCAATTCTTTCAGCTACACCCTCCTCTCCTAAAAATTCATTGCCAGTTATGTTGATTGTTATATTTCCTCCGCCTACCCCTGAAATCTGCCCGTATTGCCCTGGTGTGAATATCTCAGGGCCTCTTTCCCCAATCAGGTATGATTCCCCTGCAGTTACTGGTCCGCCGTGCTGACGGCCTGTTATGAAGTCTAACGCTTTCGAGGCGGCCCCTGTGACCGCTTTTACGGCTCCTGTCACGGCTCCTACTCCGGGGATGTTCTTAACCGCTTCTATCGCTCTTTTAACTGAATTAATTACCGCTTGCACTTTATCATCTATCCATGAAACAAATGCTCCGAACTTATCCTTAATCCATTCTATTACCGCTCCGATTGACTCCTTGAAAATTCCAAACGCCCATTTCATATTATCAACATGCTGATTCCATTTTAATGCGATGTACGCTATCGCTATGCCGAGCGCGACGAATGCTCCGATAACTAATAATATCGGCAATGTTATTGCTCCAATTACTCCTCCTATGGCCACGACGGCTGTAATTACTCCTGGCAGTATTAATCCCAAAAATCCCAAAGTGGCCACCAGCCCCGCCAAAGCCATTGCGGCTAGTCCTATATAAAGTGTTAGCTTTGGGTGTTCGCTAATCCATTCTGACATTTTCTCAACGATCGGAAGAAGTTTTTTCAAAAACTTATCTAATATTGGAAGCAATAAATTTCCAATCTTTTCTTTCGTTTCAGTTATCCTGGCGGCCATTTCTTGTTGCCGTCTTATAAACGAATCAGCGTTTTCCTCAAAGCCCTCAATCGCGTCCGATGAATTTTCTATCGCTTGTCCTAATAATGCCTGGGCCCTTACGGAGTTCTTAACTTCAGGGTCAAGGTCTTTAAATGAGCCACCCATTTCTATGAGCCCCATTTTCATCGCTCTTGCTTCGAGGGCTGTTTCTAACGCATTGATACCATATCTCCTTAATGGTTCGCTCGATCCAGCCAGACCAGATTTAATTGCTTCCAGTACTTCAGTTGGATCCACATCATTAAAAGCCGCGACCTTGTTTGCCAAATCAAGAAATCCTTTTGATACTTCCGTTGCTTCGTCCCTGGCCATTCCCATCGGAACAAGTAAGTCCTGCATATCAGCGGCCATTCTGACAATATCTGAAGTGGCTGTCGGCATTTCTTTTCTTATCTCTTTTACGAATTCCATCATATCATCTCTATGCTCTCCGAATACCGCGTTAAATTTATTGTATGAACCCTCCGCTTTGGCGGCCTGGTCTACAGCTGATTTGGCTCCCATTGCCAACGCGCCAAAAGCGACTGTTCCAGCAAGCGCCATTTTTTGAAATGCTGGTTTTAGTCGCTCTAATTTTCCGTGAACTTTTTCAAGGCTTGCATTTACTGAAGCCATTGCTCCTTTGGCTCTATTCTCTGCGTCCACTATTAATTGTACTCTGTGTGTTTGCGCCATAGCGTTATTTTTTAGCTTCGTGTGTTTTTTTCACGACTTCCTCGGTGGTTTTTATAAACCACTCGGGTTGCTTCATGTAGGTGTGATAATCCCACCCCATCACCATGCATAAAAACGCTATGTCGTTTGCTGTTCGTCTACCGATTCTAATCCTTTTTTTTTTCGCCTTTTACTAATCTCGGCAATTATAAACGCATAGTCGTCTTCGGGCAGTTTTCCGACTGCCTCAAGTATTTTTTCTGTTAACGAATCAACGCTAACAATAAACTTCTCAATCTCCCGGTGGATTTGTTCTGTGACAACATTTGTATCAAATTTCCCGGTCGTGACTTTTCCCGAACCCGAAGATATCTCCGGCTTGATATCAATTCCTGAAAGCAAAACATTATCAATGTATTCTGCTTCAGCGCCAGTTATCCAATCCTTGATTTCTATCTCAACTTTGGCTTGGGGTGTTATGATTTTTTTTGTTGGTGCGTTCATATTAGTCCTTTAAGTAATCCGCTATTGTGTTTTGGACCACGATGTTAATTGCTTCTTCATCGCTGTCTGAATAATGGGCTGTAAAATTGAGGTTGTCGCGAACGATGTCGTCTATCGGCCTATCCGGACTCGAGCTTTCAAACGAAACCTTTGCTAACTGGATTATGATTGACGGGCTGTATCCTCCCTCTAAATCAATATCAGGCCTGGTAAGTGTAATTTGCATGGCTTTATAATCGCCGTCTTTATAATAATCATGATAGGTATCGCCCTCGTAATCAATCACTAAGTTTCCAGTGATTTCCATTAAATTTGCGATGATATCCGTTGGCGTAATTGACCCTATGTTTTGCTGTGGCCTACCGTTGTTTTTAATAGCTAATGAGAATTCTTTCATGTTAATTGCATTTGCGGCTCCAAGTCCAGCGATATTCGCGGCCAGTTTAATCTCAACATTGTATGGCCTAAATAAATAATCGGTGTCTTGAAACGATGGCGTATAGTTCGATTCCTCTGATTCATCCCGCGCCATAAATTCAACCGTAGCGTTTACCAAATCATCTACCGGTGTTCTGATTTCTAATGAATTAACCACCACTCCATTGTATCCATAGTCTTGCTGTCCTGGTTGTGATAGCCCTAATGAAAGGCTGGGGAATTGTGGGTCATTCGGTAGTACTGTAAATGTATGCGAGTTTACGCTTCCATAAACTGATTGCGTGTCGCAATCTCCAAGAAGACTTTTCAAAATGTATCCGATTAATTCGGACCGCAGATTGAATTCTAAATCTCCCGACGCTTTGCGCTGTACTATTTCCGAGCCTTGGCTTGATACTCCCGACGCCTTTGTTTCTTTAATCAAAGCCTTGACGACTTCAACATTAATTCCAGTTGGTGTTCTTGCTGGAATCCATCCTTGTGGAGTGACTAAAGTTCCCCTGGCCGCAGGGTCCTCCATGCCAATCCCTAAATTTAAATCTTCTCCTCTTAGTAAACTCATTTTTTTATCCTTTCTTTATTATTTGTTTTTATTATATCACAATTTTTAATTAAGCAACATACTTGACGCACCTGAGTGTAATTTCTGCCACTCTATAAACTGCTTCGCCTCTTGTTTCGTATTCCCAAACGCTCGGTGCTGGCTCTACCCAGTCACAAGCGGCGCCAAGTATATCTCTTTGACGGAATGCTGTTAAAATCTCA